GAGGTCGAATCTGTGTCAATAGCAACAACATTTATTTTATTTTTATACCATATTGTTTTAAGTCCAAACTTTTGTTTTTGGTTTGTAAAAATTGAAATGTATTGAATTGCTTTTGGTTTTTCAGAAAAATTTGTTTTCGAGAAATCTATTTTACCTTGTTTTTTGACCACTTTAAACAAGGCATCAGCGTCTTTAAATCCAAGTTCCTTTAATTTAGCCATTCCTTCTCGTCGGTTTAAAATTCTAACTTCTTGCTCAGTTGGTCCGGCAATATGATTTTTTATTGCTTCTTCTAATTCTTGGTCGGTAACATCCGAATTATCGGCTGGCAAAATAAGTTTTTTGCTTTCATCAGTAAAATCGGCAATTAAACCTTTGTTTCCCAATTCTTCATCTAACTGATTGAGATTAATTTTTTTCGATGTAATAGCCATTTTATCCCCTATGCTAAATTGATTACAAAAATTGTTCTATCTTGAAAAGTTCCTGTTCCGCTACTTACTCTATATTTAGCAGTAAAAGTATTTGAACCAGCGGTTAAAGTTACGACGCTCGCCGCACTTGCTCTATACCTAATAGTGGTATCTGAATCTTGTCTAAACATTAAAGAAATTGTATCTAACGCTGAAATAGTGGTAGCACCTGAAACGGCATAACTCATATTTGAATACGCACCGCCATTTGAATTCACAATTTCGGAAGTTATTATCACTAATGCTTTTGTTCCTGTAGTAACTGTTACAGCGGGTCCTGATGTTGCTAAATCAGTATATGAAGTTGATGTCGTTGTTTGAGATGTTGCGACTGTTGCGTAATCATTAGCCGGAACAGAAGCCCCTAGAGATTTCCATTCGGGAGCAGTTGCTCCGGAATTAACTGTTAAAACTTGTCCGGCTGTTCCAATTCCAAGTCTTGCCGGAGTTGAAGCGGCAGAAGCGTAAATTGTGTCGCCAGTTGTTGTGAGTAATGCGTTCTGAATTGCGTTGGAATCATCTTGAGCGACCCAAGTAAAATCCAAATCGGTGTTTGAGTTCTTACTTAATACTTGTCCAGTCGTTCCACCTTTGAGATCGACTAGAGCTGTGTCAATATCTGTGCCAAGTGCGGCGATTGCTGTCGCACCATCTTTGACTAAATCGGTCGATTGGGGAATATCCCAGCCAAAGTTCGGGGTAGTTGTTGCCATTAAGTAGTCTCCTTTAAGCCACTATTGTAGCGTCGAGCCAAGTCAAAGTTGGCGAAATTGTATTCCAAGTCTCGGTCGCTGGAACGTTGTTCCAACGGAAGGCTTGTAGGGAATAAGCGATAGGCGAAATATTTAGAGTAAGCCTTAGACGATTGTAAGAAGCTGTCCAAGTCCATCCTTCGACGAATCCTTGGAATGAACCGCCGACCATATTGGTCGGAAGATTGGCGATGTTAAGCGGAAGTCCCATAAAGACGTTAAGTAAAGCGTCGCGGTCGGCATTATCAATCTCCGGGCTATGAACCTCGAAAGTAATCTGCTTGAGAAGGTATTGAGGATAAGCTCGAATCTCAAGATAAAACGCGGCTTGGCTGATAGCGTCGGACTGATTGCGAAGGGTAGTAACAATCGTTGAGGCTAGTTGGCCGTATTCGCTGATTGACGCAAGGTCGGAATCTGTGACTGTTGAACTGCCAGTAGCTCCGTAGCCAATAGTTATCGAGTTACGAACGTCCCCGGCTCGCTTAGTGATATTAAGACCCGGCCCGGTCGCGTGATTGCCGTCGAGATCGACGTATCCGTTTACCGCTAGATATTCGCCTCTATGAGTGCTATCGGCGTAGCCAATGCGACCTTGAGCGTCTTCGTAAATATAACCAAGGCCGGAAGTAGCCAATCGACTAACCAAAGAATAAACGTTTTCATTGAGGCTAGATTGTGCGTGAAGTTCATAATCGCCCGGTTGATCGATTTGGCCCAATCCGCTATTTTCCGCATTAGCCCAAGTAACAGTTGGGTCATAATCATTCCAAGTTACGCCAGCTGGAACTTCGTCCCAAGTATCGAACAAAACGCCGGATAAGACTTCGTAAATCATATCGCCGTCTAGGTTATGACCTAAGTTGCCTTGGAATATGGCTCGAGCAAGACGAGCTAGTGAGCCAACTGCGAGAATGTTAATGCGCTGAGATAAAGCCGTAGATCCGCTATTGGCTACTTCGATTGATAAGTCGGCGATAAAGCCGCCGAATAATGAGACCCAGTTACCAGAAGTGTCTTTGACTTCGATTGAGATTGGGTAATTAACCTCAAAACTTACGTTGGCTTCATTTGTCTCTAAAAGTGAGACATTGGCATAACCGGGTTGTGGTTGAGCATAGATGTCGGTTCGGCCGCTGGTTATTGTCATCCCGGCCAAGGTCACCGACGTAACAGTCGAGCCGTTTACTTTTACGCGATACTCAGGATTCCAAAGGGTCATACTGTTAAGGCGCTTAACCCACCAGCAGATCGACGTTCAACTGAATTAAAAGCGTCCACAACGGCTCTTGTGAAACCGACTTCGTCAATAATGCTAGGAGAATTGACGTTAATGTAAATTTGTTGGTCTGCGCGTTGATAACCCATAGATGGATTGGAAACGATAAGACCGCCAAAGCCACCTTGAGGCGCTAAATTAGCATAACCGGGACCAGTAGGGCCTGAAGATATTCCGGCGGATGAAATTTGTTTTAGATTTGGTAAAACTGGGATTTTATTATAGAGACGAATTAAATCATTTATAGCGTCGATGGCGGTATCAACAAAAGACTTTATTCTGTCTATGGCTGTGCCAATTATGTTTACGATTGTGCCAACTGTTTTACCAACACCGACAATCGCATTAACTAGAGCAAACTCAAAGAGAGGAATTAAATACTGTTTTGTAAAAGACCATAAATCTTCAATGGCTTCCCGGTTATCCTCAAAAGCTTTTTTAATAGGTTCAAGAGCTCGGTCTTTTGCTTCGACAAGCATTGGGATTAGTCGGTTCGTAATGTAATCAACAAAGGCCGTTACTGCTGGCAATAATGCCGCTCCAACAGATTCTTTGGCTTCATCAAAACCAACTTTTAGACGATTGATTTGGCCTTCTAAAGTATTGGCTTGAGTTGTAGCCGCGCCGCCGAAAGTATCGGCTAATTGGCGCATAGTGCCTTCTAAACCTAATGATTTAATTTCAGCACTCGATAAGCCAATCCCTAAGCGACTAAGAGCTCCAGTATTACCTTCGTAGGCTTTACCTAAAGCATTTGATACGGCTTCGACTGATTTACCTGTCGCCGCGCTAATGTCTAAAGCAAGTTGAAGCGTATCTGTGGCTTTTGTTAATGATCCAGTAGCCGTAGCCAATCTTTGATAGGCAGGTCTAAGTTCATCATCGGCAATTCCAAAGGCCAAGGACATTTTGCCGATTTGTTTTTCGACTGAAGCTATTTGGTCGTTAGTCGCATTAGTCGTATTTTTAAGAGCGTTGGCTAGTCGAGCTTGAGCAGCTTCATCTTCAATCGCAGCTTTAACGCCATCGATTGCTAACTTCCCAGCGTAAGCGACAGCTGCGGCGGCGGCCACCGCAAAAGCAGCTGCGGCAGCTTTGCCAAACTTTTCTAACTTACCGCCGAATCCTTGAATTTCGTTGTCGGCTTGGCCTAAATTCTTTTTAAGGTTATCTATATCGGCAAGGATAGATAACTTCAGAGTTCTACTTCCGGCCATTAGTCATCCCACTTTTCAATAACTTGAGAAAACGAATTTTCCCATTTCTTAATAATGTCGGGTTGAACTCGACGCATAGTCGGCCATATAAAATAACCTTCGCTACCTTTTGATCCGAATTTAGGTGTTCGAGCTAAGAATTGTTTTAGGTTGTTAGAACCAAACTCAACACCAGCCAAAATTGCGTTAGTAGCTGGACGACCTTCTCTCAACTGTGTAGTAGCTCCACCGGAAAATTTTTGACTAGCAAAACCGATTCCAAATTCGCCGACGACGCTGGATTTACTGATTTTAATACCATCTGCGATTCGAGAAGCTTGTTTTGGCCTTGGATAACTTCGAGCCGCTGACCTAATTTCGCCAACGACAAAATCGACCAAACCGCCAGTTACGCTTCGAGCTTGTTCTTTAGCCTCATCACCCATTTTACGGATGACACTAGCTATCTTTCTTAATTCACCTTTGTCATATTGAAATACGCGTTGGCTGTCATCAAACGTTGCCATTTTGCTCCTTCAATATCTCAATCGCCGTTAAAACATCTTCTCCGTCATCCCAATACTTCATTGGAATTTTGGTAGCGATAGCCAACTCGACTAGGAGTCTGCTTACGCTTCCGACTGGATGGCTTTTGGGTTATCAGCCCCTACTTCGAACTCCGAAACAGTTTCCATCCAAACATCAAGAGATTTGACTGGCTTACCAGCTGATTCTCGCTTCATCGCTGAATACGCAAGAAACATAATGTCCCAGATTCCGGGAGCGGTTAATTGACTGATAGTTTTACCAGTTTCCTTTTCCCACTTCGCGTAATCGACTGGCTTTGTTGTGTAAGTAGCCTCGTCTCCATTGTTATATTTAATTGTTATTTCAGTTTTCATAGCTCCCGATTCCCCGATCTCTTAGCTGAAGGTTTCTGTTGGTGTTCCGATTACTGTCATTGTCCAAGTGTCGGTGAGTGCTCCGGGAGCCGCTCCGCCAGCGCTTGGGAAGATTGGAAGAACTGTAAAAGCGAATACTGCGCCAGTTACAGCGGTAAAGCTGACGTTGAGAGCGGTGTTAGGCGCTGACTCTGCGTCTGCCCACATAGCCTC